GCGGAGATGTAGGATGTTAAATCAACAACCACTCTAAACTTCACACACCGAGCTTTCCGCTCGAGTTGCTACGGCAGATTCTTTCATCTGCTAGTCACGAGTTTTCTTTCAACTAAGAAAACAGGAAACCCTAATCTATTAACTACGAACCACAAGACGTTAGGTCTAGAACCAATATTCGAGGTTCTCGAAATAGGAAAGGTCTTTCACTGACATTTAAAGGTAGATTTATCTCTAATCAATCTAGAATTCTCGACTATTACACGAGACATTTTCACCGGATTATTTCCGGCTGCTATCAGACCGAAATTGGAAACACTTACAGCAAGAATGCCGCAAGTGCTCCAATACCCTCCATAATGGATTCACCAATAGACGATCCAGTTACAGCCTCAACCACAGGCATAGAAGCCTTAAGCATTGAGGTTGCCATTGAGGGATTTTCAGGGGCACGTCCTTCTGACTGGAGGGCTTTAATTGCTCCCCCAACTCCAGACATGTTAGGCTGCTTCTCAGCTTGCAGCATTGGAACCACGTTACCGTGAATTCCATTCTGCACAGTAGTAGCAAGCCTACCAGGATCGACTTTAACAGCCGAGGGAGGATTTGGGCGAACCTCATTTGTCACATAGCCGTAAACAGCAACGACATAGGTCACCTCAAATTCAACATTCTGATTGGCTTGCATCCCCTCACCAATACAAAATACACTGGGCTGTCCAACACAGCGCATAGGCATTCCCTGCTGCGCAATTGGAATCCCCTGATCAAAACAGGTGGTAGAATTTGGTATTGCTACCGCAGACAACCACTTGTCTGATTTCCAATTTGGAATCGCATTCGAATTCCTAGCAATATACTTCTTGTCCACTGCAGTAATCGCATCATAAGTGGCACCAGACGTAGCCGGGAAATTCCCAGGATACAGAACAGGTGCTGCGTTTGGGTCAATCGGAGGCATTGTATGGTAATTAAATAACCACAAAGACCCAGAGGATGCCAATGAAGTGGCATTGGGTCTAACTCTAAGCTCACACCCAACAACAGTTAGCAACATACCGTCAGTCAGATTTGGAATCCAGCCATCTGGCCAAGCAATAAAATTACACCCTGTCCAAGGGGCAATAGAGCCGTTGCTAACATCGGCGACAGATGCATTTGGGTAACAATACCCAGCATAAGTCGTACCAATGGTACCACCGTTATAAGTACCGGTGGTATAGTGGACGGGATTACCAACAAGACCACCACCGACGTTAATTGTACGGTTGTAGTCGGCGGTCTTACCGTTACCACCAGCAGAAAGAGGGGTTGGGACAAAACCATCAACGCGAGCTCCAATAAATACGTAACCTAAGGCATTGGCTTGCGCCGTTGCTCTAAGTGTTACTCGGAACATGCGTGCATCAGCAGCTGATGCCCCAGGCACAGCTGCAACAGGTACAGGTGCTGGGTCATTAGTGCGCGGGTTTGTGAAGGTGTGTGCCCATGCAATCAAGGCGGCGTCAGTTCTGGAAAACTTACCAGCCTGCGCCTTCGCCGCTGCATAAGGCGTACCAGCACCGCGTTTGCCAGAACCTTTGATGTGAATCACATCTTGGGCTGGCTTCGCGTGTGTCTTCTTGCCCTTGAGGCCAAGATTCTTCTCGAGCTTGCGCTCTACTTTCTTGACTACTTCTTTCTCTTTCTTCTCGAGCTTCTTCAAATTCTGGACTCTTGTTCCCATTCTGAAAGCTCGTTTTAATTTTCTTCAATTAGTTTTGTGGCCGCCCGTCAGCCACTTATAAAGCCGCCAAATCGGCGGGGATCCACCCCACGTGCCTAAGAAATAATTTAATTTCCGGCAACTCAGGATTATGGCGAAGTTCATGTTTCAATTGAGCATACAACTCAGCTGTGTAAGGCTGTGAAATCGCTCTATAAACTGTCCTAGGCCAAGATCCTAGAGCGGCTAAACCCTGTGAATTGAACACGTGTGAACAAAACTCATAGTTTTCGCCCTCCTTAACATCAAAATGATCAGTAAGTCTAAAAGAAAGATCAGCATAAAGCCTAACTCTCTCAGACGTATCGCCATATTCTGATTCAACACAGTCATCACCCATAGCGTCAGCGAAACAATCGTTCTCATTACCTCCGAGTTGGAAAGTAACTTCATATGAAACCATTGCTCTACCTTCGCTATTACCACTGCCGGTTATAAAGGAACCTGAGGACATTCCACCCGGAATGCCTTGAGTAAATACTCTACCGTCTGAAGTAACTAGAATCTTATTTGCCAAACAATAGATGTGAATACGCATCATGTTGTAAATAACTCTAGGGGCTTGCATAACTTTTGCTCTCATATTACAAATCGCATTAAGTAAATGCAACATAACACTGAAATCAAACCCCGAAACGTCGTTCGTTGCCAGCCTTTTCAAATAAAGGCGAATTTGTTCCATAAATCTGTTATGTATGGTCTGTGTCATTTCATCGGTAAATCCCATCCCTGGTTTAGGAGGAATAGAACTCCAATTCTGAATACACCAATCCTGATAATCTTGGAATAAATATCTCTCCACTATTTGGTCGATTAGGCTCCGAGAATGAATGAGACGCCAACGGCGCTGTTTGATCTTTTCAATTTTATGTGGCTCCTGCTTAACGAAAATCCTAGTCATATCAACCAGGAACATTTCGAAAAGTTTCTCAGAGCCCCATGAGCAAACAGCTTCATAAGGTAAGTCCCGCATAAGAATCAATCGGTGTACTGCCATTGCATGTACTAGATCTGGAAAATCAGTCAATACATCGTCATTGGTAGGAGAAATTAACATTAAAGGTAACCCAGGGCTACCATCTCTATTAATATCTTTACTCAACATGATTTCTTTAACTCTGGCAGATATTTCTCCATCCTGTAGACCCCAAGTAAAACTCGGGGGTTTCAAGCTAGTAATTTGATCAGCGAGGCAATTAATTGCTCTTTCCCACTGATCTCTTGGACCACTTGAGATGTGGA